CGTCACTACCTTACGGCAAGCATACTGTAGAAATGGTATGCTCAACAAGGTAGAAATTGTGCGACGCGTTGCCCATTTCGGGCTCGCCGCCGCAAATGAAATCTCACAGGTGCCGTACCACGTTTTGCCGTCGATCTCTTTCGGCGCGGTGTAATTGTGATAGATGCACACCGCCAGGAGCGGGAACGTCAGATCACCGCCGCCCACGACGCCCACGGCCTTCATGCTCTGGCTGGGCGTCAGATGCGGGATGCGATGGGCCGCCCACTCCAATAGCTTCAGATTCTCGGCGTCGTTGCTCGGGAAAAAGATTGTATGACTCACACGCTCACCACAGTTTCCCAGCCCGCCCCGGTATTCTGGCAGAGCTTGTTGAGGGTGCCGTCATAGACGAGCGTGCCTTTGACGTTCGCCATTGCGTTCTTCTCTGCCGTCGTGATTGGCGTGAGTCGGACGGACGCAAAAGCGCCGTTTTCGTCCATTCCTGCCCCTGTCAGCACGGCGTCAACGGCACGCCGGAACAGTTCCTCGCTGGGCTGGAAAATCGGGATGATCGCCATTAGAGCGCCACCCGCTGGCCGACTTCGTACTTCAAGTCGAATGCATTCAAGATGACCTGAATGCCGTTGCTCTGCCCGCCCATATGGACGGATGCCGTGGTGCCAATGCCAGTGGCTGCGTACCAATTATTGTAAGGGCTCGCGCCGTCGCCCCACATGCCCACGTCCCATAGTGACGTATCCCACACGCTGCCTTGCGCGCCCGCCGCCAGGGGGAAAGCGTCAGTGGATAGCGGCTGGTCGTTCCTGTAGTCCACGTTCATGCGGATCGCCGGGACCACCTGCCCGCCAGCCGTGAACAGCGGGCGAATCATGGTCATTCGTGACACGCCGCCCGACCGGCCGTAGGTCTGAAAGCTGGTCTTCACCTGCCAGGAAATGCCAGCGGTGCCGTCCGCATAGCCTGATTCCGCAAGGTAGACGGTTCCATCGCTGCGGCCATAATATGGGTCCTCGTTGTATATCCCCCAGCACGTCGCGTTGAGAGGCGACGCGCTCTTGCCGTAGGTCGCCCATGCGCCGGTCTGGACGTTCACAACGAACTGAAACGCAGTTGTGCTTGAAGTCGGGACGTTAATAAGCGCCATCCGATAGCGCGGATAAGATGCCATAGACCAGCCCGTCAACGCGCCATAGCTGTTATAGGCTTCCAGAATGCCTTGGTCGATCCGGTTGGTAATCGCTTGGCGGGTTGATGCGTCCTGCCCACCGGCCATAAGCTGCCGGGTGCTGACGACAGCCGATTCCGTCACGATGGCGAGGTCGCCGCCGATGTTGGCCGTGCTGCGGTTGCCGATGGGAGGAGCGCCGTTGTAGACGCCCACCAGCGCCCACGTATTGGCAGAGGCCGGGTCGTCGCCCTGGTAGACCGCAACCTGTCCGTGGCTGCTCACAAAGGCTAGGTAATCGTCGGAGCCGGAGCCGCCGTCCCGGCTCACCGCGCCAATCGCGATCAGTTTGCCGCCGTCTGTGAACGTGTCGCCCAACTCAAAAGACGAGGCCGCGCCCGCAATGCTCGCAGTCGGCAGATACCACGCCTTTGTCGAATTGTTCTGCACAAACCAGATGCGCGACTTGTGCAGGCACGGGAAGTTGAGCGTCGAGCTTGTGACGTTGGTAATCGCGGGCGTTGTCCAGCTTGTGCCGTCGTAGTTGCGGACCGAATTAACACCATTCGCCAGCACAAGGAACGCGCCACCGGGCGTGGTCATCATGGTGGTCTGCCAGTAGCCGGAGCCCAAGCTACTTACGACGGCAGCCCCTACAGCGCCCGTGGTGGTGATGTCGTAAATGTCGGTCGGAGACGCCGCGAATAGCTTGCGGCTGGATGGCCCGGACCACTCCATAATGCTCTGCACGGAGCCGTTGATGCCCGTGGCGTAGCTTTGGGTGCCGTTCCTGACGCGGAGGTAGGTTGCCTCGGGGAACATATTGTCGAGAATGAGCGCGTCGGCCGGCTTCATGGCCGCGATGCCGTCGCGGAGGTTGAGCCCGCGCGTAGAGGCCGGGATTTGCACCGTTCCCATAGCCGGGCCTTGGATGCGGCGCGGCGGCGTGCGGATGGGCGCAATGTAGGCCATTAGACGTTCCAGCTTCCTTCGCTGATAACAATACCGGGCCGGCGAGCCCACCACCTGTCGCCGCTCGCAAGGTTCTGTGTGGAGCGCGGCGAGTCGCCCGATAGTTCCTGCCGGCGCTGGAGGTCGAATTGCTCATATGCCGCCTGCGAAGCCAGCCCACGCGCATCAAGATAGCGATACATAATGGCGAGCGTCATGATTCGCTCGGACAGCACGCCCGTATCGGTGTCGGCTAGCCATTCCGACTGTCCTACGCCCGCGTTTGACTGGCACCACAGGTTGGACGTGTAGGCAAAAGCGAACGTCTCGCCCGCCTCGGGGATCGGCTGGACGAGGATGTCGTCGCCTTCCATATAGAACACGTCCATCACCGGGAACGTGTCGAAAGCCTTCCAAGCCTGCCAGAGTTGCGGGTCAATCGGCCCCCACAGCGGGCGACGTGCCGAGCGGTTCCAAAAGGACTCGTCCAGCCACTTGCCCAAGTCCGACGGCACCATGCCCGTCTGCGCTTCCTGGGCCAGCGTCGTGAACACCTTCTGGCGACGCAGCTTCCGCCAATCGCCGTACTTCATCAGTTCGGTGCCTTCCTCGTTTGCGAAGGAAAGCATCTGCTGCACGGTGGCATCAGTGGACGTGACCACGACGTTAGGCACGGGCTCGCCCACCCTCCGGCAGACGTTGGCAATCATCGTAAGCAAACTCATGCTTGCCACCTCGTATTGAAGGCGCCGCGCCACTGTTCAGGCAGGTAGCGCGGGTCCTGCATCGGATCGTATTCGGTCGGGATCGTGCCGGGTGCCGGTTCCGGGCCTCCCCATCCCTGTCCACCAGCCTGCTGTTCCGGCATGGGCGCGGGCTGCATAGGCATCGGAGCCGGAGCAGGCATAGGCGCGGGAGCCGGGCGCGGCTGCATGTAGCGGTCCAACGGCAGAGAGCCGCCGGGCTGCTCAAAGCCAGGCAGCGTCTGGCTGTTCTTTAACCCCGAATACGGCGGCAGGAACGCATAAGGATTGCTCGGCATGGGAGACATCCCGCCACCTTGAACCGGAGCGGACGAATTGGCCGGAACACCGGCCATCAGGCGCGCAAGTCGCTGGCGGGGTGTCTCGTCCATCACGCAGCCTTTCGAGGACGACCAACCGGGCGCGACACCGGCTCAGAGGCGAAAGCGCCGGCAGCATCCGCAGGCATCGGCGCCGGTTCGATCTGGTGTTGCGCCATGAACTCGCGCATGGCCTTGCGGTCGTCCTCGGCTTCCTTGGTGAGCCGCTCGACCTCAGCCGAAAGCCGCGCGTTCTCCTTCGCCAGCTTCGCGCCCGCGCCGTTCAGGGAGGCGACGAACGCCGCAGCGGTCGCCCGCAGCTTCGGACCGTCCGGCCCCAGCTTGTGAATGTTCTCGTCCGTCAGCTTGGCCAAATCCTCAACGCTGAACACGTTGATCGACTTGCACTTGGCGATCTGGCCGACGCTGATACCGCCCGCCCATCCTTCCAGCGCGTAGCCGTCGGTCACAGCCTCAAGGCCGTCCTTCCAGCGGTTATAGTGCGGCTCCAGGGCATCCCACACGCAGGGCTGGGCATCGGGCCTGCCGCGCATCGCCTTGGCGTCCTTGACCAACCGGACGACCTTCTCGGACTTCTCCCAGTTGGCATAACCGCGCTTGCCCCAACTCGCCCAATGGACGGCGTCGAGGCCCCCGCTTTCGTTCTCCACATGATCGACCCAGAACTTGAAGGGCACCACCGCGAGGTCGTTGCGGTCTTCCTGCTTCGCGTCGAACATGCATTCTCCTTGTGTTGTAGAAAGAAAGGGAAGGAGCCAAAGCCCCTTCCCTGCCCCGTTAGAACGGGAAGTCGCACATCACGATCTTTGCCGACGCATCCACCGCGTAAGCAACAACGGAGTCTGTGACGGCCGCCGACACGTCCAGCGTGCCGTCCGTCGCACCAACCGCCGT